TCGTTAGGTACTTGTTCAACCTTCCGCGTTCGGGTCCGCTTGCGGGGTGCCTGCGATGCCATTCATCATCTCCTGTGCTTGTGGGTTTTTGGTGGGATCCATCATTGGTGACGATGCAAACTGACCAGCTTGTTTGACTAGCTCTTGTTGTGCTGCCATCTGTTGCTGTTGTTGCATCTCTCCTTGAATCTCACTCATGCTCTTAACTAGATTTAGTACATCAATGCCTTGAGCTGTTGCTAGACGCTTGATGTATTCATCTGGGTTGATAAACTTAGCGATTGATTCAGGACCCATTGTTTGTGCAATGGTTGTAATGAATTGGATCAGTGATTCCCTATCTTGACCGCGACCAAGTGCATTAACACCTGCCACGATGGTGGGATTAACAATACCTTTGGGTAGCTTAGGTAGCTGACCACTCCGTTGTAGAACCATCAAGATTCTATCAAGGTAAGGCTTGAGGAACTCAACAGTAAGTAGACTGAATAGTCCACCAAGTTGTTGTTCAAGTTCTAGTTGTGTAAGTCGTACTTCTTCTGCTGTTGTACGCTCACTCTGTCTAATGTTCAAGACCATAAAAGCATCTTGAATACGCTGACCTAATTGGTTAGCCATATCATATGCTGTCTTGAAGTCAGCAGTCTTACCAACCTGGACTACTTGTACATCATCAGGTCTACCCTGAATGATAGCACCGTTGCCAGCAGCGGCTAGAGTCTGTGGTTTAGTTGTGCTAGATGGTGATACAAGGAACACAACCTTAGCGGCTGCTGCAGAGCCTTCTACGAGTGCCTGAGAGAGTGCTTCGAGTGACTTAAGATCACCAAGAAACTCTTCTACACGACCACGACCGTAGGCTTCACCATCAAAATTATTAAAACGAAGTACTAACCAGGGAGATGCATTCTTAGGTGCAGTACTACGGCTATTAGGTAGCTGTTTATCTTCAGCTTCCTGATACCATACCCACCTACCATTGCTCTTATCTAGTTTGACGTGAGTATACACTTCACAATCATCATCGAATGTATTTGCGCCGGTCCTACCATTCAATCCACCACCCGCACTAACCTCATTCGGTTTAGTTTCTTTAGGTGCTGAAAGTCCTAGTACCTTACGGCTGATTAGTTCCTTTGTCACGATCTCGATGACATTACCGTTGCCATCACGGTCAACAACAAAGCGATTCAGTGGGAAGTTCTTAAGTCCATCCTTGCCCATAAAGATAAGAGAATTACCTCCTACAATTAGGTGTTTGACAGCTTGATGTACTACCACTCGATCGTTTGATCCGTTGATTGAATCCATGACCATCCTCTCCATCTTGGAGAAGGACATGTCTAGTTCACTTCTAATCTGTGGATCTAAATCTTCTCCAATCTTGTCATCTCTGACTTGTAGTTTAAAGAAGCTAGTCTGCGGAGGTAGAAGTGCAAGCATCAGTTTAGAAGCCAGAGTTACAACTGACTTAGCACCAACTGATTGCCATGGTGTTTTTAATCTTTTATGTGTAGAGTTATCATTCTCTTTGCTGATTAGGTAGGGCAGCGTGAGTTGAGAACACTCATGAGCAATGTCTAGGAACTGTTGTCGCTCACTTTGTAGTTCGTTGTATCTTTGCTGCGCCTTCATGAGTTCAGCCCTCCACTATTAGCACCACCAATGTTGAGAGTGCTACGAAGACTGTTAGTTGATACTTTATTCTTTGTAGATGATTCACGTTTCATACCACCAACTCGTAGGTCAGGCTGACTTCCAACAGGCTGCAAAGACTTAGGAGCTTCTGCAGGTTTTGGTGGTGGTGCTGGCGCTGCAGGTGCTGGAGGTAGTGGCGGTGGTGGTGGAGGTGAAGGAGGTTTAGGTGATCCAAAACACATTGTTCTATTCCATTTGATTTAGTATCCACTCCACGACTGAACGCTGACCAGCTCTAAACATAATCTGTTCAGTACTCATATCGGGAGTGGGATTTACGGGTGGGAATGTTTCGTCGAGTTGCCTAAGTACTGTCTGCTGTTGTAGTCCAACAGTTTCTAATAGGTTAAGCGTAGGAGGGGAGGTTGACATTACTATGTTCAAAGAACGAGGGCATACGTGCACTCTGGGTGAAAGAAAGTTCAGGTGCTTTGCCCTGATACATCAGCCGATCGCTAGAATCGGTCCAAAATTTTTTGCCTAATTTTTCATCGCCTGTTAATGGTTCAAAGACCCAATTAACTGTAGCTTTACGCAATTTATCTAGCGTAGGACTAGGAGTAAGCCCCAACTCACGACAAACGAGTGAATTAGTAGCCACGTGAATCTGTTCATCTCTGCTGATGTCTGCTGATACGGTTCTCAAGCCTGCATCTCCAAATGCCCTAAAGAAAGGCAAGATAGTAAAGAATACAGCACGTTCAAGTACCATTGCTTTACAAATAGTGTGATCAGGGTGGTGAATCCATGCTCTAGTAAGAGACTTTGCTTCTCTTTCAGCTTTATCATCTACTCCAATGGCAGATGCTGCATAGCCTAAAGCTAAGTCGTGATTCTCTTCGTCAATAACATTCATCTCAAGGATCTCCCTTGCATTCTCAGGGATGTCACCTTTCAAGCTGTTAGTAATAAAGTCACCAACTGGAATCTCTAATTGTCGTAACGCAAGAGCACGCATCAATGCTTCTTCAGCACCTTCAGTCATTGTCCCTGCTGTCATCTGGACTGGTGTCCATTTACGCTTTCGAGCGATTAATTTATCATACGGTGTCATAGTCAATTCCAAGGGTGTTCATTACTTGATTAATATTGTCTGGCGTGATGTCACCCTCGTGTACTGCAGCTAACTGTGTCTGTAGATCAGCATTAAGCGTCTGAGCCTCAGCAAGCTGCTGTTGTAGTTCAGCTCGTGCACTAGCAACGTTAGCTAATTGTGTTTGCAATGCTTGAATCTGTGTATTCAATGCACTGCTATCTTCACCGGCTGCTGCTGATTGAACTGCCTCTGTAATATTACCTAGCTGTACGACAATCTCAGCTAGTAGTTTTTGTTCTCTTGTTAAAGGATTAATAGTCATTGCGTAGGTATGTTATAGCTTGGTTAAGTGATTCTATGTTGTCAAAGAAATGACCCAAACCTTTATTGCAGTTGCTGCAAAGTAACCCTCTAACTTTATTGGTTGTATGACAATGATCAACACAAGGTCTTTGACCTATAAAAGGTTGCTTGCAAATTTTACAGCAACCCTCTTGGTCTTTATACATTGAATCTAAATCGTCTCTTGATAAGTTAAAGCGTTTCTTGTTTGTCCAATACCATTTGTATTCAGCATCACAAGGTTTGCATCTGTTTGTAGAACCTTTTGCTATAACACCCCCGCAAGCGCAGAGGTGTCGCATAAGCTATTCTTGACAATCACATGTAGGTTGAACTTCATTTAAAATAGAGTCCAAGTAATCGTCTACATCTACATCTTTAAGCGCAGCGTAAGCATCCGATTTATCTTGAACATCACCCATTACTTGAAGGGAGTAATAGAGTGAGGTTTGCGGAGACTGAAGCCACTCTTCAATGAATGTCTCATCCATGGTCACTAAATCCGACCACCAGTTGAAACTATATCCATGCAGAAGTCCGCTGCGCTTATAGAGATTCATGATGCCATCAGCGACACGCTTGTATGCGTCCCAGCCAACTTCAGATGCGATCTCTACTTCGCCATAGTTATAGGTTTGTACACCGAATGTTCCAGAGTCACGGTCGACAGTGCGACCAATGGGTGGTGCAATCTCTGGGGTGCAAGTATATCCATCTAGGTCCACGCTCCGATAGGAGCAGGACGCTGTAGGAGCAATAGCAAAAGCACGGACCATCTTGTGTTCCCGTGCAATCTTTGATGCTTCTTTGATACCAATATCGATCTGCTGTACTAAGGAGTATGCGGCTGTAGCTTTGGGTGTATTACTAAGGTATTGCTCCAATGCCCGTCCGAATTGATCGTAAGTAACGCCATACCTTCGTAAGAGGTTTGCGAGACCCAATACTCCAAGTCCAACCTGTCTATCAACGGTAGGATCGAGGTACTCTCCAGTCTCTCCAACACCTGTTCTACCATGTAGCTCACAAAGTTCTTGCATCCCCTCACGGTAAGCGTTGGGGATGTCATCGAAACTACAGGCTCCAAAATTAATGTGTTGCAATAGACAGGTGCCTCGGGAGGGAAGTAGGACCTCCAAGCAGACATTGCCTCGGATTCGTTTAGTTCCTTCATAAAATACTTTCATCAGCCAGATGTCTCCGGCTTTAATTCCTTTGATTAGTTTCTGTCGTGTAATTACATCCAGTTCTTCCCACCACTCATCAGTGATGTTCACGCATCGTTTAGCCCAAGGGATTACCTCTCGTGGTACTTCAATGAACTCTTCGATGTCAGGATGATTTGCATCTAGGTGCAGAACGATCGCACCGTTTTTATATTTACCTCCCCGTCGGAGAGTTTCGTTAAGAGTCGAATAGATTCGTCCAAATGATACAGGACCACTCGCAATGACGCCAGAGTCTCTCTCGAAGCCTCGTGGGTCAAGTTCTGATAGATGGATTGCAACTCCCGCGCCTCGACGTAGAGCGTGGCTAGCGAATCTCCATGATGCTTCGATTCCATTAGGTCCTTCGAGTTCGTTTTCAACATTCATAACGGTGCACGACACCGGGAGACGACCAGTTGGATCATCGATCCATGCCTGTACACGTCCAGTTCTAGAAATCAGTTCGCTCATTTTACTAAATCAGATAGGTTTGGTGGTTGATAGTTAGGTCCTTTCATTATCTTTCCGTCGCGTCGTCTAATAGGTTCACCGTTGACACCTAGCTTAGACATATTGGATTTATGTACACGGTCCAGTGCTTCCTCTAGGTCCCAGTCCATATTCTCTGCATATTGGAATGCTACATAGACAAGGTCTGCTAGTTCTTTCAGTTCTTCTTCGTAGGTCTCAGCTACTGCTGCGTGCCTGAACTCTTTGTATTCTTCAGCGATCAAATCCAGTTGCATAGTCCGGTTCGCCATCGAATTCGTAGTCCCATAAGCCGAACGGAATTCCTGTGCCTGGTCCGCAAGGCTCTGACTCCGGACGTGTGTGTTGTAGTTCATTTTCAAGGTAGTGGATAGCTTTTTTAAGGTCTTGAGTCTTGGTAGAAGAACCTTTGTGACCGGCACGGCATACATATTTAATAGCATTGCCTAGGTGATAAGGTAGTTGTTGATCGCGGATAAAATCCCACACCTCAATGTTGCCACGGGTGTAGTAGCTAGGTGAGTTAGGCATAGTGTTGTAGAAGTTGTTTGATATTATTTCCTAGCACATAGTTCTGATGCTGTAGTGCTATGAAGATAGTAATGATGTCATCCTTTGATGCGTGTGGTAGTTGATCCTCTAGCTGTCGCAGTTTGAAGTCCTGCTCTAGTGTAAGTTCAACTGTTGGCATTGGAGGGACTCCAGAGTATTGGTTTGGTTCCGTCATAGTCATCAGAGGTAAGGATCTTTGCTAGTCGTGCATTCATTAGTGCATCATCTTCTGTCAGCCCTTTTGATGCGAACGCTGAGACAACACTGTCCCAAGTATAGCCATGTTCGCTGAAAAATTTTGAGCTAGTTTTTACACCGAACCCTGGTGCTCCACTATAGCCATCGGTGCTGTCTCCTGCTAGTGTTTGTATAAGGAACCATTGCCAACCCTCTACTTCAGAGATGTCAACGTGCTCTTTTAGGTCATATAGACGACCGGGTATCTGTCGCATATCCTTATCAGGACTAACGATAATACAGTCGTCGTGTTCTGTTTGCCAGATGCCAATTGCATCGTCGGCTTCAAGTGTGGGTAGTTTTACGACTCGATAGTGTTTAGCTAGTTCGTTGATGACACGCTTGTATCCACAAGGTTTCTTTCTGTTCCTATGTCCTTTGTATGAGGGATCAACTGACTTACGAAAGTTAGTTGAATCACTGAAGAACAGGATGACATCAGGGTCAAAGAACTCAGCCTTGATCTTATCCAAGTCTCGCTGAACATTTGCATATGCTTCACTGAACCTACTACCTACAACGATTACATCCTCACCGTAATCAATATCATACTCTGCTGATGCACAGCATTTATACACGGTGTAGTCTGCATCAATAAGTAGTGTGCTCATCCTTGCCCCCGGCTCAGCTTACGATTACCTTTAGGCTTTGAATGTCGTCCTTGTCCTTGTCGTGTTGTTTTCTTGACGGCTTTAAGTTGCTCGCCCTTCTTTCCGTATAACATTAGTGGGTGTGGCTCCAGTTGATTCCTTGTTTTGCTTCAGCTTCGATTTTGATTCGGAGGTTGTAGTATTCTCCAGCTCCCATAGCGCTGTATACCAGGGATGTTGATAGATCTTCGGCATGCTCAGGGGAGCATTCGAATTGGAGTTCGTCATGAATGAAAGCCAGTTGACTGGCACATAAGTTTGTTTCTTTAATTGTTTGATGGTTGATTACCATCCATCGTTTTGCGACCACTCCTGCTCCCGATTGAAGGAGGTAGTTGAGTGCCTTGTGAGGTGAATCGACTGCAATTCTTCTCTCATCGATTGA